AGTTAGAAAACTTAGGTCGTAAACACGGAATAGAGTTAGATAGAAGGTTTACTAAAGCTGACCTTGTTGAAGAACTCTATGAACATTTAAAGAAAAAACAGAAATAATGTCAGAAATATCAGAGTTAGTAAATACATTAAAACAAAGTAATTTAGATAATATTGCTGACCAAAAAAGAGCAAGAGAAGAAGAAAATCGTGGCAGATTAGAAGCAATTAAAGATGAGCGCTCATTAATAACTGATAAAAAAAACACTGCAAGATTAGAAAAAGAAAACTTGCAAAAAGAATTAGCAGTTGCAGCTCAGAAGATGGATATTGGAGGAATGGAAAAATTAACAAGAGAGTTAGAAAAAGCAGAAGAAAAAATTGTAAAACTCAGAACAAGTTCAGAAGATTTAGAAAAAGCACAAAAAGCAGTGGCCGATGCAAGTAAGGAAGAACAAAAAGAACAAGGTGTTACAGGTGCAGTTGAAGGTGGTATGAATTTAGGTCTTGGCACTGATATGTTAATTGAAGAGGCAAAAAGAACAAACGAAAGTATTTCTGCAAATGAAGAAATATTATCACTAATGAAAGCAGAGGCGGAAAAATCAGGTCTTGACATAAGTAAAAATCAAAAGTTCTTAGCACTTTCAGCAAAAACTGACCGAGAAAAATTAAAACTTGAAGGTATCAATGCAGGTCGTATACAAGGCATGTTTAAAAGAATAAGTGCATCAATACCATCAAGAGAAGAATTAAAAGAACAAAGTAGAGTGTTTGCAGGTATCTCTAATACTCTTGAAGGTGTTAGTGCAGGTATCGGCGGATTTGCAAAATCTGTTGGAACTAAAGCAAAAGATGCACTTGGTGGTGTATTTGGTATGATAAAAGGTCTTATGAAAGGTGGTTTATTAATTGCTGGATTAGTTGCATTTAGAGCATTTATCAACAGTCCATATTTTAAACAAATGATTGATTTAATAAAGAATACTATCATACCTGCATTTCAAAGAATGATAGAAACATTAAAACCACCTATTATGGAATTTATTCGTTATCTAGGGGAAGTAATACCTAAAGTATTTGAAGATATTTTTGGGCCAGGTGGGTTTATTGATAATGCAATTTTGGCACTTACAGGTGTATTTGATTTTCTTAAAGGTATCTTTACAGGTGATGTTGAGTTAATTAAACAAGGTGTAAAGAAAATATTTACAGGTGTTATAAATGCTTTTGATAAAGCCCTTGAAGCAGTTCTAGAGTTTTTTGGCATTGAAAATTTTAGTATCATTGATAGTATCGTAGGAATTTATAATAAGGTAAAAGATTTCTTTGTTAATATTGCTGACAAAATTGGAAGCATAGTTAATGCGATAAAACAATTCGTTAAAGATAAAGTTGACGCTTTTAAGAGTTTCTTCGGATTTGGAGGAGATGATGATGAAGAGGTGGGAAAATTAAACGAAGATACTGGCAAACCCGCTAGAGATAATAACCCATTTGCTGGTCAAGGTCAAACTGCTGGTGATGCTACTGGTGCATCTATAATGGAAATTCAAAATAAAAGAACAGAAGCACAAGAACGAACACTAGATAGAAAAAGAAAAAAAGAAAAAAGAGTAAAAGCACAAGTTATATCAAGAGAACAAAGAGAATTAAGAGAAAATTTAGAAAAAGAAAGAGCAGAAGCAAGACTTGATGAAGATAGAACAATTACTGGTGATAAAATAGCTGCAGGTTCTTTTGATAATAGATTTGAAGATAAACTTGCAATAGACCAATCTAAGCCAACTTCTGTTATTGCACCAACAACAAATGTTACGAATAATTCAAATACAAGCACAGTATCTATTATGGGTCCACAGAATCCTGATAGAGGAATGACTTTGGCAGCTGAAGCTGCAGATTTTTAATTTTTATTTTTTTTAGTTACAATAACTTTCTCTTGAAAATATCCCTCACCTCTTGCATCTTCTACCCATTCTCTATCTAATGTACTTTCCCATGCAACGACAGGTGATTTGTATTCTGTAATTCTATGTCTAGGTCGATAATGACTTCTTAAATCATCTGGTTTTCTGAATACTTTTTTAGACATTTAAATGTATCCAGTATACTTCATAGTTATCATTAATACAAGTCCTGCAACAATAACAAATAAAAACCCTCCAAATATCCATTTAATCATGGCTTCTAATTCTTTTCTTTTTCTCTCTGCTTCTTCTTTTCTTTTTTTTCTAATTGATGCTTGTATTCGTAACAGGTCGTTCCAAGCATTCATTCCGTGTGTGGCGATAAGCCAGTTTCTCAATTCATCTTCCATTCTCTTTGCTTTTTTCAAAGCCCCAAAGGTTTCTAATGCTTCCTCCTCAATACTTCCAACACTTCTTTTCTTAGCACTATTATGCCCTTGATGAATCGCTTCATTAGCTGTCATCCATCTGCCGATATCACCGTACATGCTTTCGACATCACGGCCAAATTCAAAACCTTTTTTAATCGTGTTAAATGCTGCTGTAGCTGCGGCTACCGCTGTAATTGGGTCCATACCTCATTCTCCTCTTTCTTCTATTTATAATAAAAAAAGGGCGTATAATTTCTCACACGCCCTTATAATAAAGGAGAAACAAAATAGGTGTTTAGGCCTCTTTTGCTAGTTTCTGAAAGTAATCTAAGGATTCGTCACTTTCAGTCTTTGTTGTTGCAACAACATTGTCAACATATTGTTTGTCTTCAACATCTGTTTCAACAGTTTCGAGTTCTACATCTTCAGCAGAACTCTTAGATGATTGAGTGCCCGTTAGAACATCATCAAGCCTAGACTTGAGTTCATCATAAGTTTTAAAGTTAGATGGTGCAGTAAACTCTGCTAAAGAGTATTCTGAGTTATAGATTTTATCTAAAACTTCATCATCTTCACTTAACTTTGAAGGACTTTCAAATTCTGACTTGTCGTAATTCCAATAACCATCAACCTTTCTAATCTTCAATTTAAAGTTTGCACCTTCCCAAAAATCAAAAGGATTTACAGGAGTTTCATCTTCAAACTGAGGTTGTAAAGCTTCCATTAACTTATCAAAGATTTTCTTACCATATCTGAATAAGAATACCTTTCCTTCGTTTTCTGGATGCTGTGGGTCAGATACAACATATATGTTAGAATAATATTGTAGTTTTCTCTTTTGTTTTCTAGCGATTTCTTTATCACTTTCAACACCAGAGTTCCACAATGAACTATTGTATTCAGACACAGGATCCTTCTGATTTAAAGTAGTTAATGAATTTTCAATAAACCACTTACCAGTAGGACCTTGAAATGCATGATTCCATAACTTCGCCCAAGGCATAGAATCTTCGCCCTTAGGTGATGGTAGAAATCTTAGTACTGCATAACCATTACCAGATTTATCTAGTTCAGGTTTCCATAGTCTTTCATCTACATATGATTGTTTTTCAGCTGGAGCAGTTTCAGTTTTAACTGCAGCTAATATTTTGTCTAATGAATTAGACTTTTTTAAAGTATCTAATGACATATTATTTTCTCCGTATGTTATTATATGCTATTTTATCTTCACTTAATCATTATATAGAGTTATTTATAAGCGTATTCATCTCTGAATATCTTATGTTTTTTACATTGTCACAATCTTCCCATTCCTCAATTATGGAATCGTCATTTATGACTCTGTAAAACTTTATATGAGAATAGTTGTCGTTCTCAAAATTCTGTTTGTTTTGTTGTCTTCAGTTTGATGAACCAACATATTTACAATCTTTAGATATGTAACAATCTGTATCTTTGTATATGTTATTAACTTTACCACCTGTTTTCATATCAAATCCTAACATGAAAACATTACTTGATGCAATACCAGGGTTCTCTTCTATTGCAACTCTTACTGCTGTTGGGCCAGATGCCCAACCCTTATGTTCACCGTCAAAGAATTGGTCTATGTCTTCTATCTTATCTTTTTCTTCAACCCAATTAATAAATAGACCTGCATTACCAAGTTTTTCTTTTACATCAAAACTATCCATTTTATATTCTTGTATTAACTTCTGTAAGACATAAGCGACTTGTTCAGCGTTAATACCTTGTACAACACATTCTTTTTTATTGCCTCTTTCATTCTCATATACAAAATGTTCTAAGGTCGGAAGACCTGCTTCTTTTAATTGTACATTTAAATCTTTTGTCACATCTTCTGCTAAACTGGTCATCATCATCATATCATAAAAATCACTAGGTAATCTTTTCCAACTTTTAAAGTAACATTTGTTCTTAGAACAATAACCTGACGAATGAATTTCATGTTGCATTTTCCAATCACAAGATATTAATCCGTCAGGTGTAAAATCACGATAAAGGGCATTACAACCATATATTTTACCATAAAGATTTAAATGGTCTAATTCGTGATACTTTCTAGATTCACCGTTACCAATAATAAATAAGTTTTTTTTCATTAGTCTGTTTGTTCAATCCCACTTTCATCATGGTCTTCAAAGTCTTCATCATCATCATCATATTCTTCTTCATCTTTTTGATTAATTTCAACAAAGACATCATGATAGCCACACCCTGCTAAAAAGTTAGTCAACTTTTCAGATAATTCTTCAAAATCATTTTCTTCAATAACAGTTTCAACTTCAACTCTTTCCTCTTGTTCTATCTCATCATCTTTAATTTCATTTGTTTTGATAAATGTAAATCTTTGTTCCATTTAGTTTCTCCTGAAAGGTTTTTTGAAGCGATTAAGAGGTCTTGCAACTGCTTCTTTTAGTTTAGTTCTAAGTTCAGTGTTTTTGTTTTGAATATAAGCATGTTCAGTTGATAGATTCTTGACTTGATTCTCAAGGTCTTCAACTTTAGATTTAAAGAAATCTCTTTCTCTTACTAAAGATTGATTTTCTAATTCTTTATTAATCAAAGATTGATTCATAATTTCGGCATTCATAATAACTCCTATTTTACTAAATTGAATAATATCATTTTATACTGAGAATTGTCAAAAGTCAATAGTTTTTTGTAATTATTTATTTTTTTTGCATGATTTGGCCATATGACAGTTTCATGAATTTTTGTATCAAAATCTTTAACATAATCTACAACACTATCTAATATAACCATTGTTTCAATACTAATTTTTTTTGCTAAATAACTTTTAAATAGAATAGGGTGTTGTCCGTCTTTACATTCAAATATCTTATTAAAGGTCTTACTTTGTTCTAATAACAATACTATATCATTCTTGAATTGGTATCTTAAACTTTGAACTCTTTTTTTCCATTGCACATAAGTTTCTTCGTTAAACTGACCAACATATCCTTTTTCATTCTCTACAAAATTAGAAATAAAAAAGTCTTCGACCTCTTCTTTAAACTTTCTAGATGCTTTTCCAAAGAAAGCTTTATCTCTACGATTTAAATAACTGTTTCTTGTTGCTGAAGTTTTACCACCATACTTCACATAGTCGTAGTTAGAATTAAAATGTGCTTTTAATCCCATGTAAATCATATATGCTTTGAAAGGGTCCAATGTTCTAGTTACTCCTCTAAGTTCGGTCATACAGG